GATAGGGGAATAGCCCTGGTCGCCTAAGGATTTGGATCCCCATTGGGTCAACCAAATTGTTATAACCTATAAAGTACACGCAAACCCTTGATTTTACTGGGTTTGCTGGCATTTTACCTGTATAAGAAAAAGTAGATTTTAAGAGAATCGTTCTTGCGATCGTAGATAATTTTGTCAATGATCTGCTTCAGAGCTTCGTTCTTTTGAATGTATGTATAATTGTTGGAGATGAGAATATCATATACACTCCGGACCTTCTGAAGCATAGCATCCGCTGGATCCTGATCGGATTTACGAGCTGTCTTTTTCAATTCCTTTAATTGTTGTTCTAAGGATTTACGTTCTTTCTGAATGATAGCTTTATTCGCTTTATATTCTTCCAGTGTATCAATCCCTTCCCGGTAGGAGGCTTTTATTCGTTCCTCTTTGCCGGTTAAACTTTCCAATTGTTCCGTTATAGCCTTGCGCTCATCAAACTGCTCTGTGGGTTGATATTCACGCAATTCATAGACAATATCTTTGGTATCCAATATTTCTTTGATACTGGCCAGAACTTCCTTCTCGAGGACCAGCGAGCTGATGCCGTTCGGCTTTTTACATTTACCTTTACTGTATCCGTAGCAGGAGAAGTAAGAATATTTTTCCCCATTGACTCGTTTCATAGTGGTTGAGGTTAGGGTGCGTCCGCAATCCGGGCATTTCAGCAGTCCGGAAAGCCAGTGCTTATAAGTGGAAGAGGGACGCTTGCCAACCGGCTTGTAGGTGGCTTTAAATCGTTCCTGTGCCGATTCAAACAATTCCTTTGATATGATAGCCGGCTGTTGCCCTTCTGTAACAATCCATTCGTCCTTATCTTTGATACGATTGGTGCTGTTCTCTGTCCGGTTCCACCGGATCATGCCACAATAGGAAGGATTCTGGATGATGTATTCGACAGATCTTCGCTCAAATGGCTTTCCGTGTGAAGTCTTGAGTCCTAAAGAATTTAGGTATCTGGCGATATCAAAGAAGCTCATACCTTCATTTGCATATTTTTCGAATATGGTTCGAACGGTCTTTGCTTCTTCCGGAACAATCACCGGCGGCTTGCCATGCTCCACGATCTTGTAGCCGAGTGGTGGACGTGCCTGGTATGCTCCGCGGAGTGCATTTTCTTTCATACCTCGATACACTTCGCCAGATAATCGGATAGAGTAGTATTCATCCATCCATTCGATGATACGCTCGATCAGGCTGCCAAATGGATCATCGGAGAGTGGTTCAGATACACTCACGACATCTACATTGTGTTGTTTCTTTAGCAGAGACTTGTAAACAATGCTTTCTTCCTGATTCCGGGCGAACCTGGAAAACTTCCATACCAGGATCTGATCAACCGGATGATCATCACCTTTGGCCAGTCCGATCATCTCCTGGAAGCCGGGACGTTTGTTGGCTTTCCTTCCGGAGATACCTAGGTCCGTGAAGATCTTCAGGATTACAATATTGTTCTTGGCTGCATAGTCCCGGAGGAGGTGCTCCTGGGAGTCCGGGGAAATTTCTTCTTGATCGTGAGTGGATACCCGGATGTAGCCGTATGCATATTTTACGCTCATTGTATCACCTTTCCTTCTTAAGTGTACGTAAAAATGGGTACAAAAATAACACCTATACGGTGCCGGATTTTTGTGATACAATAATCTTTGTGATGGAGAGAATTGTACTGTGTTCCAAACACCCTATAGTTTTCTCGTTTTCCCTGGTGCTGGTAACACCGGGGATTTTTTAGTATTTTACTGTAATTCTAATAATTTGTTTGTAATGTTGTTGGTGAACTCGTTTTGCTGTGTAGCTGTTAATTTGGTTGAGGTTCGGATTACGATAGTACCTAAAACTTTGTGAGATCCGGAATTTAACATTCCTGCACCATCAAAGCTGGCAAGATACGAATCTCTCTTTTCGGCATCTTCTTCTGATGCATAAACTTCGATAGCTCCACCGCATTCAGTTCCTTTATCTACAATGTCATTTCCATATACACTAGATTGGTCGATAAGAGGAGTAGAAAAATAAACTGTGGAAGTGTAGCCTCCCTGTTTATTTAGATTTCCGTTTGGATCATGATCTTCTGTGACTGCCTGATATCCGGAAATATTTGGAATTCCCTTTAAGCGCTGAATAACGAAATCTTCATTAGGATTAGTGATTTGCTTCATCTGCAGAACGCTGTTCTGATAAGCTGTTTGTTTTTCAGAAATAGCATTAATTACAGAGGAGTAATCCAGTGGTTCAGAAAGCTTTTTCGTTTCAGCATTGATGTCTGCTGTCTTTTTTGGTAGATCTGGTATTTTGCGCTGTGCTGCTTTTGCATCGGAAAGAGCAGTAATAAAGGCTTCTTTAGTAGTGTTATCATAAACTGCTTCCTTTTTGTCCAATATTTTCTGAGCATCGTTCATTGCAGAGGTAAGTTCCGTATTCTTGGCTTCTACTTCTTTGACTGCAGCATTAAACTTTGTTTCTGCAAGATCATGAGGCTTTTTCACCTGAAAGTACCAAACACAAATACCGATGACAATGATCGCAATGGCAGCAATCAATCCTAGTAGTGTTTTCTTTTTTTTCATATGTCTTTTCCTTTCGTTTTTTCCAGAGTTCATTTATTCAATCAGATATCTCCGCCATACAAATACTTTCGTATCAAGAGGGCAGTGTGTTTATGGTTAGAGATACTGGATGAATCGTTATTAAAGGACTTTCTGATTATTCATCTTTAATTTTGTTACCTTTGTTAGACGTTCTTTGAAACGTGTTAATTTGATAGAACGATCTGAACGGCTAGCAGGGACATCATGTGTAAAAACATCAATTGCTGTTTCAAGAACACGGATTTCATTATCATAGTCTTTTTTCTTTCTGTAGATAATGGCAAGTCTATCATAAGGACAATTGCCGTCGAAACGATGGGATACATTCTTTTCGTAGAGCGTTATGGCAGTATCTACATCTCCCTGCTTTTCTAATTCCAGTGCTTTTAAGTTAATGTCGGCAGGATCTTTTAATTTACTTAAATCAGCATTATCTGATAAATTTACTTGAAAATTCGAATCATGTTTAACAATGACATCTTGATGAGTGTTAATTGCAAGCTCGCCTTTGTGGGTAGGCTTGGAATTTTCCAAATAACCGTTCTGAGTTAAGAACTCTTTTTCTTTATAAAAATCTATACCGTATTTATATTCGAAGTATGAGGGTACCCTTTTGTTGGTATATTTCTTTAGCCAGTACAACATATAAATATGACCAGGTAACAGACCATCTGGATAACGTTTCATCATAGCTTCAGATACGAGCGATTGATTAGGAAACATTTTTGATTGTTCAATCCAATTGGTATTAAATTCTCTGTCTTGAGAAATAAAAGGTTTTTCTGAATAGTCTTTGTAATACAAATCATAAATAGTTTGGCAATAAGTATCACTTGCTTTGAACTGTTGCATGGAATTTATCTGCTTAGCAGGTATTTGATTTCTTGGCATACTTGCAGTGCGAGGAGCGCTCGTGTAAAGATAATTATAATATTCAATACAAGAATCAGGTAGTCGTGAGTCGTAATTAGAAAGAGAACTTTTGAAATTTTCAAAACAATTATTTTTCCCTTTTTCAGTTTTTAACTTTTGGGATTTAGAACAAGTGGAATCCCAATAACGTTTTATAAAAGTATTTATTTTATCAGCTTTTGCGGTTGGAGTATTTAGCTTTGAATATTTTTTTGCTATATTATCTCCTTTTACAACAACAATTTTACGTTTTTGGGCGTCAGCAAGTATAGATAGTTTTTCATAATATAAATCAAATCGAGAGAGAAATACATCAGGATTGACTGTTTTTTCAATTAAACTGGCGCAATCATTAAGTATTCGTAAGTCATTTTGTAATTCAATAACGGATAAAGAAGGTTTTTTGTTAAAAAAATTAAACAATCCCATATGATACCTCCATATTATATTAGTTCTGCAATTGTAAGGTGTGGAATAAAGTAGATTATATAATTATCTACAATAGTTAGTATGCCATATTTATCTCTATAGCACGCAATGCAGTTTTCTAAAAATTCTTCTGTAACATCCAAATACTCTGCAATTTCATATTTATCTTTACAACCATGTTCGTAGGCTCTGATCAGACCGAATAATCCGATACTGCGGTTGTATCCCCAAAGCCTTGCCTGCCGTTCCTGTTTTCGATTACCGGTATATTCCATGTCGATAATATTACCAACAGAAGTATAATGATGACCGAGTTCTTCTGCCAGAACGCAGGCTTTTTCCGTGGTTGTATCTATATTGTCTTTGATAGCAATGGTACCATCACAATATAATCCCTTTATTTTTTTGCTTTTAAAAGGATAATCAATAACATCTATACCGTCTTTGCAGGCTTCTTCCTGTAGCTTCTCATATGTATTCATACAAACACCTCCCGCTCGAGTATATCAGATAAGCTGTCCTATAAATTACTTAACTCGTTTATTCTTTACGAATTCAGCAAACTGACGGATTTCATCTAATTCAGATTCTGTGTATTCATCACCATCGAAGTGAGCTGCGAGGATAGTTGGCTCATCGTGTTCATCGTCTGCCAAATAATCAATAGTGCATCCAAGATAAGAGGAAAGCTTTTTTAACGTGGAAAGTTTTACATTATCAGTTCCTTTTGTGTAAAACCCCGCTATGGTTGTATATGGAATTCCCGATTCTTTGGATAAGACGGATTTATTTATTCCTTTTTCAGCCATTAGGGCATCTAATTTATCAGTAAATGACATATCGCGTACCTCCTGTTACCTCTAATTATACATATAAAACAGACTTTGTAAAGTAAAAAATTACCCCACAAAGTAAAGAAATACAATTTAGAGGTTGACAAATTACCCTACAACGTTTATATTATAATCATAAACTACCCTATAGGGTAATAACGAGAGGAGAGTGAAAATGTTTTCAAATTTAAATGCAGAAATGGGAAGAGCGAAATTGTCTATTAAAAGCTTATCTGAACTGACAGGAATAAATTATGAAACTTTGAAATTGAAGTTCAGAGGGGTAACAGAATTTAAGTTGTGTGAAATGGTAGAAATCAAGCGGAAAGCATTCCCAGACAAAACATTAGATTACTTATTTGCAACAGATGAAACGGGTTCAGAAGAAGGGAGGGAGTAGATGAAGGGACCAAGAGGAACGGATTCTGCAAGAGTAGTTTCCGTAATTGAGACGAGGGCTCTTAGAGGAATTGGCACAGAAAAGGATAAATGCAGGATAGTCATACAATATTGGGATTTTGAAGGAAATTTGCTTGCTGAAAATGATCCATGTGCAAAAGAAAAAGAGTAGTTTCCTACTCAGTTTTCTTTCGTTCTTGTTGTTTGGCTTGATCAATACCTATTATATCAGCGTATAGTTCCTGCTGATTGTGACGCTCGATATACCATTGTTGGAGTAAAAGCTCAATTAGTTTTATAAGTTTTTGGGCTTCACCTGGTTCGATATCGACAATAAGGTTTATATCCCTTTCCATATGAGCTCCGATATTTCCAATACGGCGAAGACCATCCAAGACGGCCCATTGTTCTGTTGGAATTTTATCTTTGATAGCATTGATTTCTTCGAAAAGGTTAGCTTTAGAAACCTGAAAAAAATCACGAATCATACCCTGTAGACATCGGCGTGATAAGGTCGCTGATGCTTTTGGACTAAGATTAACAATGGAGCATGCTTCTTCGTAATCGGAACGTATTGCTTGAGGAATATAATCAGGAAATTTGTAAGCTATAGATTTTGGGCGGATGGTAACGTCTACGTCATCTACAGCAGAGCCTTTCCCTTTGGCTGAAATCGTGTATTCACCACAGTTGGGGCATCGAATAAAGCTCAATTCTAAATGGGATTCAGATTCGCCAATATAGCGTTGGGTGTCGCTAGAACTTTCGAAAGAAGGATTACGAACAGATAAAGTGTCATGTGTTAATGGAATTATCATTGAGCAAAATGGGCATTTAAAACCAGACATAATTAATCATCCCTTTCATCATTTGATAGGAAAATTATACCAAAGAACCGCAACAAGTACAAACCATTCCACATAACCTATAAAGAGGTGATGCAGTTGAAACATATAAACATCGTGATCATCGATGGAGTAGAGAGAGACATGGCTACATTATCTGCAGAGGACCGAGAAAAAATCGTGAATGAGCTGAATCGTGTAGCTGTTGGATATCTGGGATACCAGAAAGAGAAAACCGCTTAGGCGGTAGGGGAGGTGGACAAGCATGAAAAGACGAGGACCAAAAAATAAGCTGCAGAGAGGTATAAGAGAACTGCTAATCGGCTGTGTGATCGGTTGCGCGGTCGGTATATCATTCGACCTTATATTGTTCGCGTGGTTGATTCTTAGATAAGGGGGGGGGGAGGACATTGCAAGAGATACCACAGCTGATGGAAGATCATGAATTTCAGAAAGAACTGGAAAGAATCCAAGAGCACTTAAATGCGATCAGCAAGGATTCAAATACCGTAGAGGTGCGAAGAAATTACCTGATCAGCTATGTGACGGTGCCATCAGCAAAAATCTATACGCCGGATCAGTTAAGACAGATCTTTGATCTGACGTGGGAAACAAAAGAAGAGCACCCGTATAAGCCGGCAAGCTTGGGGCGCTCAGAAAATTAGTCAACTATATTATATGAGAAGAAAGGAAATTAGTCAAATGATTAAAGCAACATCGCAGTCCGTTTGCAGCGGAATAACCGGATGCCAGGTAGAACTACTTGGATCAGGAGCAGAGTTATTAAGGGAATATAGAGGCGTTACGGCGGCAATATATAGATCACTTCGTGGACATATGCCAGAAGAACTGGCAAAAGAAGTTCTGGTAAGTATTACAAAGGAAGCCATTAAACAGGCGGAGGAGAAAAGATGAAGACGCTGAAAATTACAACGGATAATAAGATCTCTATCGTCGATGTAGATTTTAAGGATTTCAGATCTATCCAGCAGGCGGTCGGCGGATATTTCGAGACTGTGAAGACAAGAAAGATGTGGGACTACTTCAAAGCTCCGGTGATTATGCTGGTTGATGAGGAAGGGTTAATCAAAGGACTTTCTTGCAATGCAGTGGCTTCTGTATTCTATGGAATCGAAGAGCATGGTTGTATGATTGCCGGCGATGTGATCTTCGGGTTAGTTCTGGGAGAAGATATTATCGGATTTGGCAATCGGGATGCGGAACAGTGGATGGAAAAGATGTTAAAAGACTTCCCTGTATTGCAGAAGGAGAACAGCTATGAGTGATGGAAAGATACATATTCCGGCCAGAAGGAAACAGCCGGTAGATGATCAGATGGTGGTTAAAGTAACACCGGAAGCATATAACGCACTGGTAGAGATTTATAATGAATCAACTTTATCACTTAAGCAGATTGCAAGTCTTTTGATCGTAAAGGCTGCAGAGCAAGTGGTGTATGACAAAGAATAATTGGAGGTAAAGATATGGCAACATTGTATGAATTAACAGAAGAATATAGACAGCTTTTGGAGATGATGGAGGATGACTCCGTTGATCCAGAGGTGCTGCAGGACACATTAGAAGGTGTGGATGGAGAAATCGAAGCAAAGGCGGATAACTGTGCAAAGCTGATCCGTGAACTGAATGGTGTGACAAGTGTGATCAACGAAGAAATTGAGCGTTTAAAAGCGAGAAAAGACGTGATCTCCAACAATGCTGATAGAGTAAAAAAATATCTTGAGAAGGCAATGATCGATACAGGAAAGAGAAAATTTAAGACAGCTTTATTCGGATTTAATATTCAGAAGAATCCGGCATCAGTTGTAGTTGATCAGGAAGATAAGATTCCAGAAGAGTACTGGATTAAGCAGGATCCGAAGCTGGACAAGGCTTCACTCAAGAAGTGGCTTAAAGATAACCCGGCAGATTTTGCGCATTTGGAGCAGAGCGAAGGATTAAGAATTCGATAGGAGATATGGATATGTGGGAAGTAAGAGTAACGCAGAAATATACATCAGATCACGGAATTGATTTAGAAGAAACAGCAGCTTTCAGGGTACCTGAACTGACGGAAGCTGGTGAAATCATTAATACATTTAAAAAATACGGTATTGGGAAGATGAGTTATTCCATTACTCAGAAGCAGGAGGAAGAGGAAGATGAGTAAAGTTATTTGTATTATGGGAGAATCAGGATCCGGCAAAACAACATCTATGAGAAATTTAGATCCAAAGACAACATATTATATTGATGCTGATAAGAAAGGACTTTCTTGGAAGGGATGGAGAAAACAGTATAACAAAGAAAATAAAAATTATCTGGCATGCGATGATGCAAATATTGTCCGCCAGTATATTAAACGAATTGCAGAGGCTTGTCCAGGAGTAAAAGTGATTGTAATTGACACGGTCAACGGATTGATGGTAGCTGATGAGATGCGCCGGAGTAAGGAAAAAGGTTATGACAAATGGGTAGATCTTGCAGCGTGTGTCTGGGATTTGGTCTGCGAAGCATATACATACAGGGATGATCTGACAATTATTTTCACGGCACATACGCAGACAGATCACGATGAAGCCGGTTATATGTTTACCAGAATCAAAACCTCTGGGAAGAAGCTGGACAAGATCTGTCTGGAAAGTAAGTTCACTACAGTACTGCTTAGCAAGTGCGTAGATGGAGCATATAAATTTGAAACTCAGGCAAACAATAGTACGGCAAAATCTCCAATGGGAGCATTTGACCAGATGGAGATTGATAACGATATTGTAGAAGTAATGAAAGCATTGGAGGACTATTAAAATGAGAAAACCGAATAATTATGAAAATACACAGGCTCAGGGAGAATTTACTCCCGTTGAGCTTGGAGGGCATACACTGGTAATTAAACAGGTTGAGGAACGAATGTCAAAGACCAATAAACCAATGATTGTTGTGTTCTTTGATTTCGCTCCAGGAGATAAGCAGGCGGGATATTTTGCAGAATCGTTCAAGAATGATATCCGCCCAGACAAGAAATGGTCGAACCAGGCAACGCAATACATTCTGACAGAAGATGAGAATGGAGATTGTAGCCGTTCATTTAAGACATTTTTGACCTGCGTGGAACATTCCAACAAGGGATTCACAACGCAGTGGGGAGATAATTTCGGTCAGCAGTTCAAGGGAAAACTGGTTGGCGGCGTGTATGGTCCTCAGATGGATTACTATGATGGCAGAGAGATGGAGAAGAGGGTGCTTCGTTGGTTTGTAAGTGTGGACAAGGTCGCCGATGCTGCAGTGCCGGATATGAACGAGACAAGAGCATACAAGAATCACATCAATGGGTATCCGCAGGGATCTACGCCTGCAGGGGATGGATTTATGAATATTCCGGATGGCATTGATGAGGAGCTGCCATTTAACTAGGAGTGATGTAAGTGGATATACAAATTGATACAAGAGAAAAGCAGCGAGCTATTCGTAAAATCATTAAGACATTTGATGATAACGACGTAAAGCATTTCTCGAGTAAGTTATTAGTCGGCGATTATATGAGTCTGGATAACCCCAGGCTCATCATCGATCGGAAGCAGAATCTGCAGGAATTATGCGGAAATGTCTGCCAGCAGCATGAACGATTCAAGAGAGAGCTTCTGAAGGCAATCAATGCAGGGATACAGCTTGTGATTTTGGTGGAGCATGGCCCAGATATCAAGAGTCTGGAAGATGTGTGGTTCTGGGAGAATCCCAGGAAGCATGAAGTCCGGTGGCGCATGGTGAATGGTAGGCGAGAGAAGTATGTGGTATCAGCTAAGGCGGTTGATGGGAATCAGCTGTACAAATCCTTGTGTACCATTCGTGATCGATACAATGTCCGATTTGAATTCTGTGAGAAAAAGAATACGGGCAAAGAAATCATGCGGATCCTTGCAGGGGGGGGGGCGGTGACCCCAGATGACCAGCGAGGAGATTAAGCAAACATATAGTATGCGGGACATTTTAAATAAATGCGGACTTCCGCAGCCGAACCGGTCAGGTTTTATTCAGTGCCCGTTTCACAAAGGCGATCGGGAGGCTTCCATGAAGATCTATGATAAAGACTTTAACTGCTTCGGATGTGGAGCAAATGGAGATATCTTTACTTTTGTCGAAATGTTTTATGGTATTTCATTCAAGGAAGCTTTCCGGATGCTAGGCGGGGGATACGATCCATCTTTCAAGTCATCCCTGGCCGTGTATCATGCAAAGAAAGAGAAGCTGATGCGGGAAAAGCAGGAGGAACGATTCCGGCAAAAACGAAAGCTAAATAATGATTTGATAGCAATATACCGGAAGTTCCTTGACCGGTCAGAGCCATTATCAGATGCGTGGTGTGATTGTTACAATGCACTGCAACTTGAATTATATCATGCAGAAATATTAGAAAAAAGAAGGTGATCACATGGAGCCTTTAGCAAGGCTGGATAGTAAAAGCATATTGGCAGAGGATATCTTTTTAGAGATATTCGACCAGGAAGACGAGATAATGAAGGCTCGAATGATCCTTTCACTGACAGATCGAGCTGCAGAGCTTGGAGTAAAGAAGAAGTTCGAAGAGTTGTTAAAAGCATACAAGAAAGTGGATCGGGAGGCAAAGCAGCGGGAGCGCAAGAAGCCAATAGCAATGTTGGACAAGTGGACGAACTTTGAAGGACCATATAATAACATGTTCTGCGGAGCGTGGGTTGCCGGAGAAGATGGTATATTCGCACAGAACGACAGCCAAGTGGAAACAGTTGCGTGCTATCATCCAATTCTGCCAATAGAACGTATGAAGAACTTAGAGACTGGCGAAGAGCAGATTAAAATCGCATACAAGCGAAATGGACGATGGGACGAGATTATTGTCCCTAAAACAATGGTGACATCTGCCAGCAAGATTGTAGCTCTTTCAGGAAGAGGCATTTCTGTTACATCGGAAAATGCAAAGCTATTGGTACGTTTTCTGTCAGATGTGGAGAATATGAACGACAGCCATATCAAGGTTCAGTACTCCACCAGTAAGCTTGGTTGGATCCAGAACGATTTTATTCCTTACGACACGGAGATTGTGTTTGATGGAGATCAACGGTTCCGTCAGACCTATGACAGTGTATCAGAGCGTGGAAACTGGAAAATCTGGCAGAGCCATATGCAGAAGCTCCGGAAGTCCGGCCGGTTAGAAATAAAATTCATGATGGCTGCATCTTTTGCAAGCGTCTTAGTCAGTCTCCTGGGCGGACTGCCGTTTATTGTAGATCTTTGGGGAGAAACAGAAGGCGGTAAAACAGTATCTCTTATGGTTGCTGCATCAATCTGGGCAAATCCTGATGAATCAGCGTATATCGGAGACTTTAAGACAACAGAAGTGGCATTGGAAGCAAAGGCAGATATGCTAAACCATCTGCCAATGATCTTGGATGATACCAGTAAAACCAGTAGTCGAATCCGGGATAATTTTGAAGGCATGGTATACGACATGTGTTCCGGCAAAGGAAAGAGCCGGTCAAACAAAGAACTTGGTATTAACCGGGAGAACCGGTGGCGGAATTGTATCCTGACCAATGGAGAACGTCCACTGAATTCATATGTATCCCAGGGCGGTGCAATTAACCGTATTCTGGAAGTTGAATGCAAAGATAATGTTTATGAAGATCCACAAGAGACTGCAGAGCTTGTAAAGAAAAATTATGGTTTAGCAGGAAAACGCTACATAGAAGCATTGAAAAGCATTGGAAAGGAAGAACTGCAGCGGATGCAGAAAGAATTTCAGAAAGAGCTTAAGGATGATGAGGCAATGCAGAAGCAGAGCTTGTCGTTGGCAATCCTTCTTACTGCAGATAAAGTAGCAACGGATTATTTGTTCCGGGACGGAGAATATATCACGATCAAGCAGGCAAAAACCGTTCTGATTAACAGGAATGATCTCAGCGATAATGAACGCTGCTACCGGTATTTGAAAGATAAGATTGCAATGAATGAGCAGAAATTTGATGCGGAAAACAAAGTTGAGCAGTGGGGAATTCTGGAAGAAGGAAGAGCTATTATTTACAATCAGGCATTCAAGGATCTGTGTAAAAATGGTGGATTTTCTGACAAAGCATTCCTGTCATGGGCGGACCGGAAAGGTCTGATCGAGACACAGGGCGGACGAATGACAAAGGTGAAAAAGGTAGGCGGGAATCCTGTAAGATGCGTGTTCCTGAAGCTGAATGAGAATCTGGATGAGGATGGATTTGAGTCAGTAGAGACGATGGAAATGTATGAGCAGGAGGAGTTGCCATTCAAATAAAGTTACCCGTTACCAAAGTTACCAGTCAATTTTTACCCTTATAGGGAAGATAAAAATATGTGAAAGTGAGAAAAATAAGTTCTCCTACATGGAAAAATGTGTGGTAACTCGGTAACCGAACGGCGAAAAGTCCAGAAAACACAGTGTTTTCAAGGCTTATAACGGTTTCCGTGTTTTGGTAACGAGCACTAAAAACGGTAACATTCGGTAACAAAGGAGTGGAACATGGAAGAATATGATAAGCGAATCACAGCAATGTACAACGATTGTTGGAAGTTATACAGAGATTACACAAAATCACACAACATGAGGCAGTTCAACGAAGCGAAGGATGCCGTAATCAAGAAATATGATAGACGGTGCGATGTGATTGATTTGGTGCTGTGGATAGCGATTCGTGTACAGACTTTGCACGATATGTGGGAAAGGGAAAAGAAAGATGGAGGAAATTAGGTGGTACGAAAAACTTAATTACACAGAAACGAAAGATATCATCAAGAAGAAGCTGCAGAACATGTCGAGAGATTTTGTGGCAATAGGATTCTACCTGAAGCTGATCAGAGATAAAAGCTTATTCCTGGAAGATGGATATAAATCAATATGGGAATTTGCAGAAGATAATTACGGTATCAAAAGATCAACAGCATCCAGATGGATGGCAATGAACGACAGGTTCTCCAAGAATGGTAATACACCGATACTGTCAGAAGAATATATAAGCTTTGGGAAAAGTCAGCTGCAGGAAATGTTGTATCTGGATGATAAACAGATGGAAGAAGTGAATCCGGATATGACAGCAAGAGAAATTCGTGGGATACGCACACCAGATCCTGAACCGGAAGAGATTGAAAAACAGATTCCAGAGCAAGTACCTGGACAGATGTGTGTGGAGGATTATCCGGAGATTCTTCCGAAAGAGAAACATGGTCCGGCAAAATGTATCACCGGAAAAAGTAGAAGTGGAATATGTGGAGCAGCTGCATATTGTTCAGAGAACTATAGCTGTTGTTCGGAATGTAATCAGAATTGCAATAGCAGGTGCGGATGGCTTGATGATGTGTGCGACGTCGCACAAGATAAGCTGCAGCCGGCAGTTGAGAATGTGAATATGGATTGTCCGCCAGATCAAGGCACCTGTCCAAGGCAGAACTGGGGAACATCTCGTGAAGATCAGCATGAAGGACAGAAAGAATGTGCGAAGTGTTGGAATCATTATAAGAACTTGCACAAACAGGAGAAGGTGGAAGTTCCGGAAGAGAAAATGCTGGAAGTTGAAGAGAGGATTCCATCAGATCCTGTGGAGAAAGAGGTAGAGCCGGAGCTGTATGAAGAAGTATCCGAGAAAACTGATATCGATATTGCCAGGGAAGAAAATCAGAAAGCTCAGACATATCTGGAGATGGCTGAGAAAGAATTCGGTCAAAATGATATCAGGATCCGGAAACAGAAGATTTTAGTTGCAGCATTGGCAGGATATATTCACGATCTGGATACAGTGATGAATCCACCAGAAGAACCGAAACAGCCAGAACTTCCAAAACTCAAGAATAATGATCAACGGAAGGAATGGCTCAGAAATTACAAAGACTGGGGATTGTGGTATCACGATGATCGTATTGATGTGAATTATTACAAATATGATTTCGAGGATGGCAGTAGATTGATAGTAGCCGAATATCCAAAGAGAAAGTATTATTGGAATTCTGGTGAGTTAGAGGATAGTCATTATTTTCATTTGCTGGAAAAAAATAAAAAGTACTACGGAAGAGAAAAGACGTTTGATCAACAGTATGTGCATACCGAAGACAGTGAGACTTACTTGGTGGAATTCCTGAAGAATCTGCAGAAAGGGGCGAAATAAATGTTTACAGGAATTGACTTTGAAAAAGCAATAGATTATTACCGGAAGGGAAAAGAGGTCATCGTACTTGACAGAGCTTCAGTTGGGAAAAATGGAAAATCAGGATACGATACATTTCCGTTTGAGGAACTTTTTAAAGATCTTGATTTTCTGGTAGATGTGCCGGCAGTCATAAATCCGGATTTTGAACAGGCTGTACAGGGGATGACAGAAGCTGATCAGGTAGATTCGGAAGAAATCATCCAGGCAGTGCATGAAACACAGGGAAGTATTACCCCCCCCAGAGAAGCCGGAGGAAAGGATGGAAGAAGAAACGATAGATCTTCCGGCGGACAATATCGAAGATAAGAAAGAGAAGATCCGGAAACTGGTAGGGGAAGGATATACCAATCGTGAGATTGCTGATCGGACCGGTATCCCGTTCGGAACAGTCGGGTATCATGCAGCGAGATTCCGGAAGAAAGAAAAGGAACCAGTAGACAATTCTGATCGGCACCTGTGTAAGACTTGTAAGTTCAGGAGCAACCGGCCGACGGTGAATAGTTGTGATTATGCTGATCTCATGAAACATAGCCGGAGTTGTAAGATTGAAGAGTGTACAAAGTATAAAAAAGGTGCACGGCTGAAGAAGAAGGATGTGGAGAAATAGCGTTAAATGATGGGTAGATTGCAAGTGATTTGCACAATGGATCAGACAAAAGAAGCTAAGCGGAATGTTCAGAGATACATGAGAAAGCATAAAAGTGATGAAGATTTTATTAAAAATATCAGTGATGATTTTGTGATGGGATTTATGATTTCTCAGAGAATGGCATGGGACGATTATGATAATGGTGCACAAATGAAGAGGAAAGATGCGGAGAAATAGACTATGGAAAGACTAACACATGAAAGAAAAAGTGGTATGAAAACAGGATACTGGTCCCCGAATAAGAAACAGGAGCTGGTGGATAGACTGGCGATGCATGAAGATCGGGAGGAGAATGGTGATTTCGGCAAGTGGATTCCATGTAGTGAGAGATTACCAAAAGATAGACAGATTGTAGTAGCTGATATTGAATGCAGTATTGAGGACAGAATGTGCATATTCGCTTATTTTAAAATTGTTGATCACATGGAGCACTGGATAAATGCCAATACGGGCTTTCCTGTTTTAGCCAATGTTGTTCAGTGGACACCATTGCCGGAACCATACAAGGAGGAACAATGAAGATAATAATATTCATCATTATCGCCTGCACGCTCTTTGTTGCCTGGAGCTTATGCATTGTAGGAGCAAGTGCAGATGAACAATTGGAAATGATATATGCCAAGGATTTGGAGAGAAAGGAGCAGAGGGAAAAGTTGAGTAGAGTAATACAGTGTGATAGATGTGGGAAGACGTATGAAAAGAATGAGAGATATCAAACAAGAGGCAGTGTTGAAGGCAACGTGCTTTCTGGAATTACTACAATCACAGGTATAGGCCTAAGAGATGAAAGCTATGATCTTTGTGACGAATGTATAGGAGAATTAATTGATTGGCTGCGTAATGAACAAAACGACGAAGGAGCTGAGAAATGATTGAACAGAGGAAATACGAAGAAACAGAGACTAGAAGGTCAACAACATTATGATGAGCTGGAATCGGATATCGATAGGAGAGCAAGTGAGAGATTCCACAGAAAGCCGTATCAGAGTTATACGGTGGATGATTATCTGAAGAAGATGGGAGTAGACATAACGAAGGGAGTAGATGCCGGTGGAGCAGAGACTGGAAGAAAACAATATCAAGAATGAGAATAACCGGAAGAAAGAATATCTGAGAGGATACAGATCCAGTAGAAGACGTATCAACCGTATTGATGATGAAATTATTGAACTGAAAGAATTAGCTGCATCGGTGAAGGCAATTGATTATTCGGGCATGCCGCATGGAAACGGAAACCAGAAGGATCTATCTGATGAGCTGGCAAGGATTGATTCGTTGGTAGAAAAACTTGGGGCAGAAAAGGAAAGTTGCGTTGAATCTTATGTTTCTATCGAAAAGCAGATTAAGGAGATAAAGAACGAGGATGAGAACGACGTGTTGTTTTACCGATATGTGAAAGGCTTAAGATTCTGGGAGATTGCAGAGAAAATGGATTATAGTGAGCAGTGGATACATAAATTGCATGGAAGAGCGCTGGCACATTTAAAGTTGCCAACATAATTTATCTTTATTTGTGTTAGTTTATTGAAGTTTAGTATGCAAGTTTGCTATCCTTATACTGGAATTGATGAACAGATATTAAATCATTCGATTAGTTCCCCCACAACCTAATAAAACCGAGAGAGGACACCTGGCAACGCAGGTGTCTTTTTCGTTGCGTAATGTCAAAAAATGGGATATTATGGGAGTAGGTTTTTAGGTTGTGAGGAGGAATAAAAAATGTCAAAGAAGAAAGGAAAAATTGAACGGAGCATACATTATTTTGATATTGATTTGCAGAGAATAGGAAATAGTGATGAAGATTCTTTTGTATCTTATAAGGATCAAGCATCTAAAATGCTGTCTGTATTTAGAGGCCTGAAAAAGTACAACGATAAATTAGAAAAAGAGAAAAATAAAAGTGAAAGACTTCAATTGTTGACGAAAATGGAGTATACAACAGAGAATGGAGATAAATTATATGTTGAAGTAGATGACATAGATGAGAAAGAAAAAGCTATTCGTTTTAGATTGGTTTTATGTAGACCGGATGCATTTCCGTATATCGAACAGGATGGCAGGCTTGAAAGTATCGTTGGTTTAGTTAAAGGAGATTTTAATATAGCGGAAATAACGCATTGTATTATATTTTATGATGAATGTGTTATGGGAGCGGAGTTTAATTTTAATGGTGCTAGACCGAGTGCGATTGCTGCTTATATGAACTTTAAATGTGATAAAGTGGGCAGAATGGTGTGTACACCAAAATTGCGAGGGGACACATTTACAAGAATTTCTGATGATAGAGGATATTCACTTTTTCAATTAAAGGTAAAAAATACTCCGGATATGAAGGTTTTCTTGAGAGATAAGATGGGACTTATAGGTAGTACAATTAATGAAATTGAGGAATTGGATACTTATGAGGTTACATTAAGACGGAGGGTTAGTAAAAAGAAAACGGGATTTCCTGGATTTATGAATAAAAAAGAGATAAAGGATTTTGTTGAGAAAAATGTAGAAGATATTGAAAAGTTTCAGATAAATCAGGGGATTTATAATGATCCTATAAATTTGTTATCAGATAAAATGATTACAAAAAAAGAGTTCGTAATGACGGAAAAGAAAACTATAGACAGTAATTCAATGTATGAAGCAATCGAAAATTATTATGAATGTTCAGTTAAAGATGAGAAGTGATAAATATGAAAAATAAACATCTATGTAGAAAAATTTTATTGTTTATTATTCCTATTTTAGTAGGTGCAATATGTTCATACATTACCTGTAAAACATTAACAGCGAAAGAATGGAAAATCGATGAAAGTAATATGCTGGACGTGTCAAAAGTAATGATCGGGTTATGGGGCACGGTGTTGGGATTTATAATCACTGCTGAGTCTATATTAATAGCATTTGATAGTGGCAGTATTACAAGTGAGTTTAAGAAAACAGGTCATTATATGACTGTAATATTTCAATATACACAAACAAGTATAAAATTATTGATTTCCGTTGTGGTGTTTGTAATAGTCATTGTTGTTAATAAAATTTCAATGTGTATATTCGCTATATTGATAGGACTTACAGTGATGAATTTTATGGATGTTTTCATAAGCTTAGGTATTTTATATTTTATGATGAGAATGGCTAATAGCTAAAAATATTAATATAATGGCACCCTCCAGGGTGCTTTTATAATACATAAAATTCGGATCATTAGTTCAGCGGTAGAACATTCGCCTCATAAGCGAAATGCCACAGGTTCGATTCCTGTATGATCCATTAAGAATAAATCAGAAGTGGAGGTGAGTCCAAGTGACGGAAAAGCAGAAGAGATTTTGCGATGAATACTTAATTGATTGTAATGCCACTCGGGCTTACAAGACGGTATATCAGAACGTTAAAAGCGATGAGGTGGCAAGAAAAGCCGGAAGCAGATTGTTGACAAATGTAGACGTCAAAAACTATATAGCTGATCGAATGGAAGAAATTCACAACGAAAAGACTGCAGATGCACAGGAAGTAATTGAGTATCTGACGTCTGTTCTTCGTGGAGAAAGCACGGCACAGGAAATTGTAGTTGAAGGAACCGGTGATGGCTGCAGCGAAGCGAGGACGATGGAAAAATCCCCGTCAGAAAAAGAACGATTAAAGGCTGCCGAGCTTCTGGGTAAGAGATACGCATTGTTCACCGATAAAGTTGAAACAGATGTAGATATGGACCTGAACATCACGATCGATTATGGTGAGGATGATGCTGGTGAAAGTTAAGGTTCAGGCAAATCCGTGCTTTAAAGAGGTGGATAGAAGTAGGAAACGGTATATCGTGATGAAAGGTTCTGCCGGATCCGGAAAGAGCATGGACTCGGCACAGAATTATATCATTCGTTTGATGAATGATCCCGGACGCAATCTTTTGTGCGTTCGAAAAGCTGATGTAACGAATAGAGATAGCACTTTTGCAGAATTGCAGAGTGCTATTTTTCGTATGTTCGGAGAAAGCTATAAGAAGTATTGGTACATCAATACTTCAAATATGCTCCTGGAATGTAAGAACAATCATAACCAGATCATCTTCCGCGGGGTAAATGACGAGAAGCAACGTGAGAAACTTAAGTCAATTACATTTAAGCGCGGGAAGCTTACCGATGTTTGGGTAGAGGAAGCCACAGAGATTACACAGTCAGATTTTGAAATCATCGATGACCGACTTCGAGGTGTATTGCCGAAGGGATTATTCTACCAGATCAGGTTAACATTCAATCCGGTGTCATCACATCACTGGATTAAGAAAGTGTTCTTTGATCGTGTTGATCCGGATGTACTGACGCATCAGTCAACCTATGAGAACAACCGGTTCATTGATGAAGCGTATCACAGACGTATGCTCCGACGTAAGGAAGTAGATCCGGAAGGTTATCGGGTGTATGGTCTGGGTGAATGGGGAGAGGTTGCCGGTCTTATCCTTAAGAATTATGTCATAGAGGAATTTGACCGGAATCCGGAGAACTATGATTACATTGTGAACTCACAGGACTTTGGATTTAACCATGCCAACTGTATCGGCGAGGTAGGCTTCAAGGATGGAGATCTGTATCTCTTCCAGGAACTGTATGTGTATGAGATGGACACAGAGGAGATCATTAAGCTTGCCGCCGGAAGATTCAACAAAAAACTAAGGATGTGGTGCGATTCTGCGGAGCCGGATCGTATCAAGATGTGGCAGAAAGCCGGATACAGGGCAAAAGGAGTCAATAAAGAGACAAACAGTGTTCATGCTCAGATAGACTATTTGAAGCAACACATGATTCACATACATCCGTCCTGTGTGAATACCATAAAGGAAATACAACAATGGAAGTGGAAGAAGGATGAGCGTACCAACACTTATCTGGAAGAACCAGTTCCATTTTTTGATGATGCAATGGCTATGCTGCGTTATTCCATCGAGGAAGAGCGTAAGGCTAAGCCGAAACTAAACAGAAACCTGAAAGGAGGACTGTAAAGTGTTATTTCGATTACCATCAGAGGAAGAGCTGACAGATAACAAACTGAATGAATTCATAGCAAAGCATGATGCAGAGTGTGCCTTTCGGTTTAAACGTTTGAAAGATGCATACGAAACAGACTACCAGATTTTCCACCAGAAACCAAAGCCGAATTATAAACCGGACAATCGTATTGCTGTGAACTTTGCAAAGTATACGGTAGATACATTCAACGGATTCTTTATCGGAAACCCAATTAAAATATCTGTGGATGATGACGCTACAGATAATATTAAAAAATATGTAGAGTTCCTGGATCAGTACAATGATCAGGACGATAACAACGCGGAGCTGTCGAAGATCTGTTGCATTTATGGCAAAGGATACGAGATGTATTACGTGGATGAACTGGGAAATATCGGGATTACATATCTGACACCATTTGATGCTTTTATGATCTATGATGATTCGGTATTGTGCAGAGAACGATACTTTGTTCGACTGTACATAGATTCGAATGACGTTTTGCACGGTAGTGTATCCGATGCGGAGAAGGTACGTTGGTTCACCCAGAAGGGAAAGCTTATCTGGGAGGAAGAAGAAAAGATACATGGATTTGACGGAGTGCCGGCTACAGAGTATGTGGAGAACAAGGAGCGAACATGTATCTTTGAACCGGCGATGTCAATGATTGATGCTTATAACAAAGCTATCAGCGAGAAGGCAAATGATGTGGACTATTTTGCAGATGCCTATATGAAGATACTTGGAGCTACGCTGGATGATGACGACGTAGAGCATATTCGGGATAATCGTATTATTAATTTTGATGAAGATGCGGATCGACTGATTGTAGATTTCTTACAAAAGCCGGATGGAGATACCACGCAGGAGCACCTGATTGACCGTCTGGAGAAATTAATATTCCAGATCAGCATGGTTGCGAATATCTCAGATGAGAACTTTGGTACAAGCTCCGGCATTGCCATGAAGTATAAGCTGCAGGGAATGAGCAATCTAGCCAAGACAAAAGAACGAAAGTTTACATCCGGAATGAACCGGCGGTATAAGTTGATCTTTTCCAATCCGGTATCCGGAATGAAAGAAGATGACTGGGTAAAACTGCATTACCATTTCACACCGAATATTCCATCGAATGTACTGGAGGAGAGTCAGATCGCCGGCAACTTGGATGGAATCGTATCACAAGAGACACAGCTTGGTGTACTGTCTGTCGTGGACAATGTGCAGAATGAGATGAAAAAAATCGAAAATGAACAGGAGAAAGCCAAGACAGATCCTGTTATGATGCAGATGTTCGGAGGTGCAGGTGATGGCAAGTCAGGAGTACTGGAAGAACCGGGAAACGGAAGCAAAGAAACATAATATTCAGGAAGAAGCTGAGTATAATCGTAAGATTAAAGAGATCTATGCCAATATGATGGACGAGATCAATAAAGAGATCAACGGATTCTATACTAAATATGCTGCTAAAGAAGGCATCACAATGGCTGAGGCAAAGAAGAGAGTAAGCAAGCTGGATATTGCAGCATATGAACGGAAAGCAAAGAAATATGTTGAAACAAAAGATTTTTCCAATCGGGCAAATGAAGAGATGAGGATCTATAATCTGACCATGAAGGTGAACCGGTTGGAACTCCTGAAGGCAAATATCGGTCTTGAGATGGTATTAGGATTTGATGAGATGCAGAAATATTTTGATAAGAAGCTGACCGACAGAACGCTGAAAGAGTTCCAGAGACAAGCTGGTATCCTTGGCAAGTCCGTTCTTAAGAATGAAAAATACGCTCATGCAATTGTGAATGCATCGTTTAAGAATGCGACATATTCGGATCGTATTTGGATGTATCAGGGAATGCTCAAAGCAGAGCTGGAAGGATTACTTGCATCAGGACTGATCAGAGGACAGAATCCGAAGAAACTTGCAAAGCATCTGGAGAAGAGATTCGGTGTCAGTGCTTATAATGCGCAGAGGCTCATGACGACAGAGCTTGCAAGAGTGCAGACAGAGGCTCAGAAGCAGTCTTTTATCCGTAACGGCTTTGATGAGTATGTGTATGTTGCATGCACAAAAGGCGATGTATGTCCGATTTGCAAAGGGCTGGACGACAAGCATTTTAAGGTAGATGATATGATGCCGGGAGAGAATGCTCCACCAATGCATCCGAACTGTCATTGCAGCACAGCCGCATATATGGATAATGAGGCTTATGAGGAGTGGATAAACAGCTATCAGGAACATGGATTGAATTTCGAAGATTGGAAGGTTTCAAGGGAAAGCGAAGAAAGTAAAAAGAAATATAAATATGCTGATACAGTTGTGAAGAAATCACTTCTTACGTCTTCGGAGTACCGAAAGAAATTCAATCAGGTATCCGGCAATTCAAAGGTGAATCGTAGAGCATGGAACATTTCCAAGGATATGCTAAGTCATAGATCTGGTACAAAGTTTGAAGATTTGGCATTTATCAATGTAGTCAATGGGAAATATGCAGTGAACAAAGACTATGATGTAGAGAGCAAGGCAAATATGAATAAACAAATGAAGCAGTTGCTGGAAGAATCGGAGCCAGAAACGATTATCGCAATACATAACCATCCAGGTAGCAGTGTGCCGAGTCTTGCGGATTTGATGACTTGTGTGAACCGAGGGTACTATTTTGGACTGGTAGCTTGTCATGACGGTAAGGTGTACAAATATTGGGTAGATAAGAATAAATTCAATTCTGTGAATGCTGGATTTGCCCTTGACCGGATGGAAACGCAAGGGTATGATAAAGAAGTAAGAACATGGTTGGAGCAAGCAGGAGTGTATATGGAGGTGTGGTAGCATGGATGAAGTGTATAAAAGAATATGCGATAAATTGGGTTGTGAACCTAAAGATATTGCAATTCCGGAGTTTGATACAGAGGATGATTCATGGGAAAGCCCTTTTAAAGTACTGACTAATGAAGAAATGAATTATATAGTGAATCACGGCTGCCTGCCAGGAATTGAACCAATTCAAAAGTAGCGATGCTGGAATATCTTTGGAGGTGCTTTGATATGGCAGTTGATAAAGAATATGAAAGAATATGCAAAAAACTGGGATTCATTCCATCAGAGTATAAATATGATGGACCGATAGAAGAAGACGATACTTGGGTAAATCCATTCTCGGTTTTAACTGTAGAAGAAAATGATTATCTGTATGAAAACGGATATTTATATCAGAAATAAGTGTCACTAGTTAAAATGAGTAGAATGGATATGAAGTAATGTGGTATGGAAAAATGACACAAGAGTTGGAAAAGCTATATGACGATTACTACAAAATGTTCGGTCGTACTCCTGATGGATATATGGAGCTGGAATACGGAGAAGGCTCATATAAAGCGTATGTGAGAGATATAAAAAAATCATTAAAGCTGAAAAAAGAATTGCCAGATTTTATAGAATAGATACCACTGATCATATCATAATGATTGGTGGTATTTTTATACTCATTTTTAAGAAAGGATACGGTGAAAACATGAAAAAATTATTTATTAGCCAGCCAATGAAAGGAAAAGCAGATGAAGAAATTCTGGAAGAGAGAAAAAAAGCAATTAAAAGTGCAGAGAAAATGGTAGGAGAGCCTATGGAGGTAATTGATTCCTTTTTCCAGAATGCACCGGCAGATGCAAAGCCACTGTGGTTCCTCGGAAAATCTCTGGAACTTTTAGCGGGTGCAGATGTTGCATATTTTGCGGAAGGATGGCAGGATGCAAGGGGATGCAGAATCGAGCATACCTGTGCTGTTGAGTACGGCATTGACCGAATTGAACTGTAGAAAGGCGGTGATCCAACATCTCCCACCGACAGGGAATAGCCGGAAAGAAAAGGAGTGATGTAAACTGATTGAAGTAACCGTCCGCAAGGATGAAATAAAGATATCCGGGCATGCAAATTATGCTGTTTCCGGATCAGATATCGTGTGCGCCGGTGTAACAGCACTTGCACAGACACTGATCAAGTCTATTGAGGACCTGACAGATGATAAAATTGAATATGAGATATCTCCCGGAAGGGTGGATATAAAGTATGGGAATCTATCGGAGAAGTCAAAAACTCTGGTGGATTCCTTTTTCATTGGCATCTGTATGATTGCCGAGGAGTTTCCGGAGTATGTCCGGATCATGTAACTTAATGTGACCGGGATGTCGTTAAACTACACATTCAAGATGCAACGACCTGGGCTTAAATGAATGGGGCGGGGCGGAAAGGATAGATAAGATGAAACACATGAATAATCACTGGAGAATTCCAATGAGCAACCTGCAGTTATTTACAGAACCTGGAGGAGACGGCGGCGGATCCGGAGAAGGGAACGGTGCTGGAGCTGGGGCAGATACTGGAAATAACGGTAACACAACAATGTCATTTGATGATTTCCTGAAGTTGGAAGGCAATCAGTCTGAGTTCGACCGGCGTGTCCAGAAGGCTGTTAATACGGCTGTGACAAATGCACAGACCAAATGGAAGACACTGACGGATGATAAGGTATCAGAAGCAGAAAAGCTTGCTCAGATGACCAACGAGGAAAAAGCAAACTACAGGGCGAAGAAAGCGGAGGATGCTCTAAAAGAAATGCAGCGCCAGAATGCCAGATCGGACATGGCGAAAGAAGCTCGCAAGATGCTGGCAGATGAGAACATTACTATTCCGGATGAACTGGTTATGAACCTTGTAGCAGAAGATGCAGATGGAACCAAGGCAGCGGTAGAAGCTTTTGCAACTATGTACAAGGAAGCGGTACAGAATGCAGTGAAAGATGCTTTAAAAGGGAAACCTCCAAAAGCAGGCAGTGGTGGAGATAAACCATCGATGACAAAGGATCAGATCTTAGCAGTGAAGAATCCGTCAGAAAGACAGAAGCTGATTGCTGAGAACATCACATTATTTCAGTAAGAAAGGAAGTATGAAACATGCATGATATTAGAAGATTAGGTCTGCAGGTATTTGCAGCACCGAATAACCTGACAGGAGAAGTGCAGATCGAGGTAAAAGCCAGAGAGATTGACTTTGTCACATCCTTTGGTAAGAACCTGAAGGCACTGTTAGATATTCTGGGAATTACCAGAATGATCAGAAAGGAAAACAATTCGGTATTAAAGACCAAAACGGTAAAAGGTGAACTGCAGTCAGGGGATGTTGGAGAAGGCGAAGAAATCCCGATGTCCAGATACACAGTAGAAGAAAAGCCTTTTGATACGATCAAGATTGAAAAATATCGTAAAGGCGTATCGATTGAAGCCATTTCGGAAAAAGGTTATGAGGCGGCAGTACAGGATACGGATGATGAGTTCAAGTCCGATCTGCAGAATGTAGTGACTGATAAATTCTACGCACAGTTAAAAGCCGGATCTCTTACAGGACACGAGACAACTTGGCAGATGGCTGTTGCAATGGCAATCGGAAAGGTTGTGGCTAAGTTCCAGAAGATGAAGAGAACGGCAACCGGAGTAGCTGTTTGGGTAAATACTCTGGATGTGTACAAGTATCTCGGTGCAGCAGATATTACACTGCAGACAGCATTCGGCTTTAAGTATCTGACAAATTTCCTTGGAGCGGATGTGGTATTTGTTACTTCTGAGATCCCGCAGAATGTTGTAATTGCAACACCGCTCAACAATATGATTGCATATTATGTTGATCCGGGAGATTCAGAGTTTGCTAAAGCTGGACTTGGATTCACAACAGATTCAGAGACAGGATTTATCGGATTCCACTCAGAAGGAACATACAGCCGTATGATTTCCGATAACTACGCAATCATGGGCTTACGTCTGTTCTGTGAATATTTAGATGCAATCGCATACATTTCTGTAGGCGAATCTGATACACAGACCTTAGGAACATTAAGCGTAACGTCAGAGGCTGGATTAGAAGCAGGGGATACAAAGCTGACAGTGAAAGAGCAGCTGCTGTCACCAAGAAACTGCTGGAAATACAAAGATGCTGCAGCCGCAACTTCAGTAACTTACGGCATGGACGTTAAAAACTGGTCTAAGTGGGATGGTGAATCAGAGATTGCTTCGACAGCAGGGCACCATATCACACTGGTTGAATGTGATCAGAACTACAAAGCTGTTCGTTCTGGTGATGTAGCTGTAACTGTCAATCCAGGAGCATAGGAGGTAAGGAAGTATGTATAAGGTAATCAAACATTTTATCGATCTCCATGATAACGATCACTCTTATAACGAGGGAGATATCTTCCCTCGTGAGGGAGTAGATGTCAGTGAGGAAAGAATCAAGGAACTGGCCGGCAGTGACAATAAACAGCACACGCCGCTGATCGAACTGGTGGAAGAGGATCCGGACAATACAGCCGACACAGATACTGCTGAAAAACCACCAAAAGCCGGGAAGAAGAGATCTGAGAATAAGGTGCCCGAAAATAAAGAGCCGGCAGAATAGGAGGAGCGTATGATTGAAGATCTGAAAGTCTTGTTGGGACTGCCGGAAGAAATAGACGAGGAGTTAGAAAATAAACTATTGCTGATTTTGAAGGCTACCAAGCAAAGGCTGCGTTTTCTTCTCGGGGGATTAGAGCCTCCGGAAGAGATGAACTATATCATTCTGGATGTGTCAATCATACGGTTCAACAGAATCGGTTCGGAAGGGCTTTCCTCTCACAGTGTTGAGGGAGAAAGTCTTTCTTGGTCGGAGAATGATTTTGCGGGATATATGGATGACATCCGGGCATATCTGGATGATCAGAAAGAATCAAAGAAAGGTAAGGTGAGATTCCTATGAGATATGACGCACCAATATACTTCCAGAAACTCACCCCTGGAGAGTATGATCCGGCTACTGGTAATTACGGAGAGGACACGATATCAGAAGATATGAAGTCTGCCTCAGTCATGGATACCGGTACGAATACGATGATGCTTGTCTATTCCGAAATTAAGGAAGGCAGCCTTACCATTCACCTGCAGAATCATTACGACCGGCCATTTGACAGGATTCGCGTAGGGAATAAAACATATGGTGTAGATTTCAGCAGGAAGTTTCGGACGAAGCAGGTATATGTTGTATCGGAGGTGGTGTGATGGGAGTAAAGCTGATAGGCTTTGATAAATTAGAAGCCAAATTGACAAAAAATATGGATCTGTCAGCTGTTAGAACAGTAGTGAGAAAAAATGGCTCAGAAATGCAGAAGAAGGCACAGAAAAATGCACCTGTTGATACCGGTCATTTGATGCGTAGTATTGATTTGGAAATTACAGATGGAGGTAAGACTGCGGAAATAGAACCGACGGCTGACTATGGAGCATATGTAGAACTTGGAACCAGATTTATGAATGCCCAACCGTATTTGAAGCCAGCATTCGATGAACAGAAAGGTAAATTCAAATCCGATATGAAAAAACTTGTGAGGTGATAATCATGGATCCACAGCAGGAATTGTTCAGTACTGTTTTGGTGGCATTGAAAGAAAAATATAAGGATACGGGAGTTGGTGTGCATGACACGGTTTTACCGCCGGAGGACACGCCGTATCCTTTTGTTTACCTGGCGGATTGCTCCGAGAGTGATCAGGCTACAAAGAATGAGATTATCGGCGAGACTAATCTAACGTTGAAAGTCTGGCATGATAATATACGGCAGAGAGGAACGGTATCAGGTATCTTAGCAGATATCAAAAACATCTGCAGGTCTATCGAACGTACAGCGCACTATGCCTGGAATATGCAGAGACCGACACAGAGAATCCTGCCGGATAATACAACGAAACAGCCGCTTCTTATGGGAATCCTAGAAGTGGTATTTAAATTTAGTTAGGAGATGACAATAGTGAAGAACAGAAAGTTATTTGGACTGCAGTTATTTGCAGAAGCAGTAGCAGGCAAAAAGATCGTATATCTGTACCGCATCCTGAGTACGGAGAAAGATCATGATGCAAAGGCACTTGCATTTACAACCGAGAATGAGCGTACCAAGTCAAAAGATGCTGATACAACAGCAACAAAAGATGGAACGGTGCGTACTCCAGGGACAGCAGAGGTGGAAATCACAGCTTCCAGTCTTCTGAAAAAAGGAGATAAATTCATTGATGAACTTGAAGCAGCACTTGATGATGATGAAAAGATGGAAATCTGGGAAGTAAATCTGGCAGAGCCACAGGAAAGTTCGAGCAATAAGTTTAAAGCAAAATACTTCCAGGGATATCTTACGGAAATTGATAAGACATCCAATGCAGAGGATAATGTTGAGTTATCGTTGACATTTGGGCTGGAAGGAAAAGGCGTAGATGGCTATGCAACGGTTACTGCAGAACAGCAGGAAGTAGCAGCATATGTATTTGCAGACACTCAGAAGACAGGAGCTTAAGAGGACGAGAAGATTCGTCCTCTTTTTGATGTGCGACATCGCACAGAAGGGAGATAAAACAATATGATGGAACTTACAATCAATGGAACAGTATATCAGTTTAAATTCGGAATGGGATTCTTAAGAGAAGCAAATAAGCTTACCGTAGTTCCGGTTCAGGGAATGCCGGGAACCACAAAAGAAATAGGAGCAAGGTATCTGATCGCTAGTGTTGTGGTTGACCAGGAACCGAATGCACTGGTAGATCTGTTAGATTTGGCAAATAAGGGAGAGAATCCAAGAGTAACAAAGGCAATGTTAGATTCTTACATTGATTCGGAAGAGGTAGACATCGATGAACTCATGGAGAAAACAAAAGATTTTTTATCGAAAGCAAATGCTACCAAGAAAGCAGTGAAAGAGATCTTGAAAGAGTACGAAGAACAGATGGCGAAGAAGAAGGCTCAGGAGCTGTAGAAGAAGACCTATATAAGACCGTAGCAAGGAATTGCTTCCGGTATTTTGGCTTCACGTCATTTAAACAGGTGGATCAGCTGACATTAGCAGAATATGAACTTATGATGGAGGCTTTAGAGCTTCGGATGCTTGACGAGAGTTTACATGAACATCGGCAGGCATTTTTGAATTTTGCGGTAAAGGCAGAAAAGAAAGCCGGCAAAGGCAAGACCAAACCAGTTTACAAGAGATTCCGGCAGTTCTTTGATTTCGATAAAGAATTGAAAAAAATGAAGAATCGAAGGAAACCATCCAGATTTGCTGGAATAACCAAACTGCTGGATAGAGAGGAGTGAGAGGATGGCAGAATCGTATAGTGTAAAAGCAATATTATCAGCGCAGGACAAAAACTTTTCATCCATTATGAAATCATGCCAGGGATATGCGAATAATCTGAAAACCACTCTCACCGGTGGTCTTGGATTTGGTGCAATGGCTGCAATCGGTGGAAAGGCGATGTCGCTGGTGACAAATTCAGTCAGTGATTTGTCGAAAGAGACGATAGAAACATCGGATTCCATGTATAAGTTGCAGGCAGCTATGAGATTTTCCGGGTATTCCGAAGCGGAGATACAAAGAATAGCCGGAGCAACAGGTACATTAAAAACATATGCGGATAAAACAGTATTCTCCCTGCAGGATGTTATGAGTACATTCGGCGCATTTTCGGCAAATGGAATCAAAGACGCAGACAAGTTGACGGAAGCGGTCGGTAATGCAGTTGCTGTATTTGGCGGAGGTGCAAAGGAATATTCCTCGGTAGCACTTGCGTTTTCGCAGGCAATGGCGGCAGGAGCTTTGCATGCGCAGGATTGGAACCAGATCATTAATGCCAGTCCGCAGCTTGCTGGAGGCTTGCGGAAAGAGCTGATTAAGCTGAATCCAACATTAGGGAACGACTTCAAAGGAGCAATGGAAAAGGGTGCAATTACCGCAGATATGCTCGGACAGGCTATCAATAACATTGGCATGACCGACATGGCGAAAGAAGCAGCTACATCCGTAACCACATTTGAAGGCGCTATGAGTAACTTGGAAGCATCTGCAGTAAGCGGAATGATGAAGCTTTATGATACTTTCGCAAAGCCTAAAGTGATTGATGCAATCAATGGGATGACCGGTAAGGTGGAGGCGGGATTTGACAAGCTGTCTACGGGTATCCCGAAAGCAATCAAGGTTATATCGCCATACTGGGACGTCTTTAAAGACGATGCGGTGAAAGTGGGAAAAGCCTTTGGAGAAGCAGCCAAATCAATCGTTGGAGAAGTGGAAAATCTTACGGGTGCATTTGGGAAAAAAGAAAGCGTAGAAAACTTTTCGGATTCTCTCGGGACTGCAACAGGTGCATTAACCACATTTGCAGATTTTTTAAAAGATCATGATAAAGAAGTGGCAAAAGCGATTACACTGTTACCGAAATTATATGTTGCTTTTAAAGGCTTTAAAATAGTCAGTGCAGTTGCCCCTGGTGTCAAAACTTTTGCGGGCGCAATTGTAAGCATGACAGGAAAAGGAATAGCGACACTGGCAGGTAAGTTATTTGGTGTAGCAGCGGGTGAAAAAGCGGTAGGCACTGCAAGTAAAGAATCATCAGGAACTATCCTAGAATCAGCAAAAGCATTTGTAGCGATCGGAGCGGGAGTAGCATTGATAGCGGCAGGATTTTCCCTTTTGGCATATTCAGCCGTGCAAATAGCACAAGCTGGACCACTAGCAGCAGGAGTATTGATCGGCATGACGGTTGCAGTGGCGGGACTAATGGTTGTTGCTAAAAATGTAGCGCCGGCTATGACGGCCGGAGCAACCGGATTCATTGCCTTTGGCGCAGCTGTCCTGATAGCGGCAGCGGGGATTGCTATATTATCACTGGCAGCTGTTAATTTGGCGAATGCGGGACCGCTTGCTATAGGATGCATGGTTGGTATGGTTGCGGCAATTGCCGGACTTGCCCTTGGCGCAGCAGCACTTGGACCGGCATTGACAGCCGGAGCAGTAGGTCTCATTGCCTTTGGTGTAGCTATATTACTGGTTTCAACCGGAGCACTGCTGGCAAGTGTTGGGCTTGCCATAGTAGCAGGTGTGCTTCCGACCATTGTGCAATATGGAATTCAGGGAGCGGCTTGCATCGCAACCCTCGGAGCAGGCATGATCGTATTTGGCGCTGGGGCTGCAGTAGCCGGAGCAGGATGCATTGTTCTTGGCGCCGGACTTGTAGTGGTAGGTGCCGGACTTACGGTGGTTGGCGCAGCTGTCCTGATTGCGGCAGCAGGTGTGTTGCTTCTGGCAGCGGGAACACTGGCCCTTGGCGCCGGTCTTACGGTAGCTGGGGCAGGACTTCTGTTGATGGGAGCTGCATTCCCTGCCGTATCATCCGGAGCTTTAGCAACAGTAGGAGCACTGACAGCCTTAACAGCATTATCCTTAGGTCTTGCGGCCGGAATGGGAACATCGGCTGTTGTAGTGGTTGCGTTTGGAGCAGCTATGGCAGGTGGCGCAGTTGGCACCTTTGCAATGGTGGTAGCATTAAAATCTGTTAATTCAAGTATGAAATCCATAGCCGGTAATGCCAAAAGCGCTCAAAGCTCGCTCACGAGTATGCGAGCCAGTGTAAATGTGGTAAATTCCGGACTGGATGCGTTGGGAAGTAGAGCAAAGTCGGCAGTTAATACATTGGTAAGACAATTTTCAAACGCAGAAGGAAAAGCAAGGAGCTCCGGGAATGCTGTTGGAAACAACTTCAACAACGGGGTTCGTAGTGGCATGAGCCGAGCGGTATCTACGGCAAGAACTATGTCTGCATCCACGGTAGTGGCAATGCGATCAGCTGGATCTGGTTCATACAGCTGTGGTGTGTATATAGGCGCTGGTCTTGCAAATGGTATGGCGAGTCAGGTCGGACGTGTAAGATCTGTCGCAGCGCAGTTGGCAGCTGCAGCAGAGGCGGCAATTAGGGCGAAGGCGCAGATTCACAGTCCGTCAAGGGTGTCTGACAAATTAGGTAGTTATTTTGGCATTGGATGGGTTAATGCAATATTAGGAAAAGTTAAACTCGCAAGAAAAGCTGCAGCACAGCTGGTTCAAATACCAGAGCTGGCAACAATACCGGATATTGGCATGAATATTCGAACAAGTATCGATGATTTGAATGATGATTATGAATACACCAGAAATGAAACTTATACCATTTACATCCCTGTCGAAGTAGATGGCCGACAGGTGGCAAAGGCAACGGCGAAATACACCAAAGAAGAAATTGAACAGCAGCAGAAAAGAGATCTTCGAAAGAAAGGCATGAGATAAGGAGGGCAGATATGTATAAATTTGTGGACACTACAGAGAGACAGGAAGAGCAGATACTGCCCTCCGAAGCTCTTAATTTTAACGGAGTCTATTTTGAAAATGTAATCCCCGGATATCGGACACTATATGTGTCCGGCCGGGAGATGATCGAAACAGAAATTACAGATTTGGATACGGAGATTATGGATGGATCCAGATATCGAAGAAAACGATATAAGCCGAGAACGATCACTGTCGGGTATCAGCTGATCGCTAAGAGTAATGCGGAATTCCGGAATGCTTATAACAAATTGAATTTATTACTTGATGTGGCAGAAGCGAAGCTGATCTTCTTGGACGAACCGGATAAGTATTATGTTGGAACGAAGGTGAATGCCGGTGATGTGCCGCATGGCAGGAATGCGATCACTGCAGAAATTGAGTTCTATTGCTCAGATCCATTTAAATATTCCGTAGAAGAGTACGAGGTTGCGCCAACTGCAGATGACGGGACAACATTTGTTGTTGATTATAAAGGAACGTATAAAGCACATCCAACGTTCGAAGCAGTGATGGAAAATGGAGAGAATGGATTTGTCGGATTCGTTGATCAGGATAAACATATTTTACAGTTCGGAAACATCGAAGAGGAAGATGGGGAGACGTACAAAGAAAATGAGACATTGGCTACGCTTCAGGACTTTTTCAATGCATCGGATGATACATCTGGAACGGATTTTATGCATCCTTTCTACGGAGCAAAAGGATCCCTCGGAACATCAACATGGTTTAATACCAAGTTCCTCTCTTTGAAGTCTGCAGGGCAACAGGTTGGTCGCGCAAACGGTGGACTCAGAACCATCATTCTTCCGGCGGACTCAACCGGTGATCAGGAAGGGTGTCAGAACTTTTATTCTTATTTCCATATCCTGTTTTATGCCGGATTGATGGGACAGACCGGAGAAATGTGTATTAACTACCTAACAGCAGACGATAAGCTTATTGCCGGTGTGAACTGGTATAAATCGGATATGAGCGGAAATACAGGACATTATGATCTAGTCTGCTACAATCCGAACAAGAAGAGTACCGATCAGCAGGCGGGACGTGTGCTGAAAACGTACACTTATATGACAAGTCATCTGCGGAAGCAAAATCCGTGGTACTGGAACTGGGGACATTGTGATCTTAGAAAAGAAGGCAGTAAACTTACATTTTTCTATAATGGCAGTTATCCGAGCTTCAATATTCCGGAAATAGCGGATATGAAATGTGCCAAGATTCAGATTGCGATTAAGCAGAGAGGAACAAGATCAGGGAATAAGTATCTTACATACAACGGGATCAATGCTTTTTATTTTCAGAAGTTACATGTAAAAAAATGGAGAGACGTACCGAATAAATTTGCGCAGGACTGCAGTTTGATTGCAAATTGTTCAGATGGATCAATTCGGATGAATGGTCTGCCAAAGCCGGATCTGGGAGCTCTTGGAAATGACTGGGAAACATTTTGCTTGAAGCCGGGAGTTAATCAGGTTCAATGCTTGTGCTCCAGCTGGGCGAAGAAACCAACGTTTAAAATGAAGTACAGGGAGGTGTTCTTGTGATCATATATTTTGCTGACAGGGCAATGAACATTCTTGGATCAGCATCTACCGGACTGCCGAAGGGACTAATGATTACAAATGATAAAAAGACAGAAGAAATATCCGAAGGTGTGGCAATCTTTGAATGCAATTTGGATTACAATTTTGTGAATCTGGATGAGGACGAAGAACAGGAAGTTGATGTGAAGAAGCTTGCTGCAGTCGGAAATTTCATCCTAAAACAGGGTGCAGACAGCAGTGAAGTGGAAGTATATATGATTATTGATTCGACGATAGATCCGATTCAAAAGGATGCATCCATCTATGCTGAAGATGCGGGACTGGATCTGTTAAATGAAGTGGTCGGAAAGTATGCTGCAGATAAAGCTTATAACATTGCCTATTACATTAATAAATTTGCGTATGATTCCGGATTTGAAATCGGAATCAATGAGGTAAGTAATCTTACAAGAAAGTTGTCCTGGGATGGTGAAGACACAGCGACAAAGAGATTACTGAGTGTAGCTACACAGTTTGACAACGCTGAGATTGGATTTGGCTTCAAAGTCGAGAATATGGCTGTGACTGGAAAATACATCAATGTGTATAAGAAGAGGGGAAATGATTCAGGTGTAACTTTGACCATTGGCAAAGAGGTTAGTGGATTTCGAATCAAGAGTTCTATCGCAGATCTTGCAACAGCATACCGCTGTACCGGCGGAACACCGGAAGGATCAGAAAATCCGATTACATTAAATGGTTATAAGTACGATGATGGAGATTTTTATGTAGAAGGATCCTATGTGAAATCCCGGAAAGCACTGGAAAAGTGGAGCCGGTATCAGATTAAGACAGAAAAGAATAAGAATGATGTTGGACATATCGTAAAATCCTTTACATACGATACGACATCGAAATCTGAATTGTGCAATCGAGCCGTATCCAGTCTTAAGAAGATCTGTGATGAAGCTGTTACCTATGAGGTAGAGTTGTTATATCTTCCAGATGGGGTGAAGGTAGGTGACACGGTATCCATTGTTGATGATGACGATAATATATATCTTACTGCAAGACTGTTGAAATTAGAGATGTCAGAATCGAACGATACAAAAGAAGCAGAGCTAGGGGATTATGTAAGACAGGGAAGCGGTATTGATGCAAAAGTTATGGAGTTGGCAGAGCGATTTGAGAAGATCGCTAAGAATCGTAATTTTTATACATGGACAGCCTTTGCAGATGATGAAAATGGAACGGGAATTTCGGCCAATGCTTACGGAAAAGATTATCTCGGAATCGCTACGAACCGGCTTGCGAAAGAAGCTGATCTTTCCGATCCGACGCAGTACACATGGGTAAAGATAAAAGGTGAGCAGGGCATTCCGGGAACAGCGGGTAAAGATGGTAAAACAACATATTTCCATATGAAATATTCGGCGGTACCGAACCCGACATCATACAGTGACATGACGGAAACACCAAACAAATATATTGGAACTTATGCAGATTATGAACTGGATGACAGTACAGATCCATCGAAATATACGTGGGGAAAATTCCAAGGCGACAACGGCGAAGATGGTGCAGATGGAATTCCAGGGAAAAATGGAGAGAACGGCGAGACGAGTTATGTGCATTTTGCTTATGCGACCAGTGCGGATGGGAAAACTGGATTTTCGACAACAGATACTGTCGGGAAAACATATATGGGACAGTATGCAGATTTTGAAAAAGCTGATTCTGAAGATCCGACAAAGTATCGGTGGAGTAAATTTCAAGGTCCCCAGGGCCCACAAGGTGAACAAGGATCACAAGGCTTGCAGGGGTTACAAGGTGAGAAAGGTGAACAGGGTATCCCTGGTCCAACAGGAGAGACAGGTGCCACCGGAGCAACAGGACCTCAAGGACCACAGGGAGCAAAAGGTGATACAGGACCTCAAGGACCACAGGGACCAACTGGTCCTCAAGGACAGTCAGGGGTAGCTGGTAAAGACGGACAAATGCTCTATGCGACATGTGATACCGCAGCCGGAACCGTAGCGAAAGTTGCAAGTTTGGCGGCTGGGACATTATCTCTCAAAGCCGGAGCAACAGTAGCTGTTAAATTTACTTATGCAAATACCGCATCCAGTCCAACACTTAATATTGCCGGTACAGGTACAAAAGCAATGTATATCCAAGGTGTCCGGGATGTATATTGGACCGACGGAGCAACCGTAACCTTCACATATGACGGTATAAACTGGAGAGTGGCATCCGAACCAGTATATGCTCCAACCGCTACGATCGGTAATGCTGCTGGATTCAATGTGTTTATAGATGGAACCAGTGTACAAGTTAGGAAGGGGACTGAAGAACTTGCATCCTTCAAAGGTGACGAGATTCGATTAGGAGAGGGTGTCGATTGCGCAAAAGTATTTATATGTAATCTGGAAATAGGTGTGGATAGTGAGGAAATGTATCTTAGAAATGCATCTACTAGAATTTCAACGAAGGCATCACATGAAAGTGGTTCAGCATCTGTACCGTCCGTAGTAGTTAATGATAAGGATACGTATGTGAACGGCGAGAGTATGACCGCTTTATTTACAAAGGTAAGTAACAAGGCAAATAAAGCTTGGACACGATTAAAAAACCAGGCAACTGTAGGCAACTCCACAATCACCGTAGACGTATCGCAATATTCCGAGTTCCTGATAACCTGTGGCTTGGCAAGTAGTACGAACGGAAACTATTATAGAGAACTTGGAAGCACAATTGTACCAGCAAGTGTATTAACGAGTCATTCCGGCATCGATCACGGATCCGGAACACATCAGGCATTTTACTCCAGTACATACAACGGCGGTATATCTTATCTTGGTAGCAACAAGATCAAGATATATAACAACGGAGGTATCACGAGACTATATGCAAGATAATCGATTAGAAATGAATATTTGCATATAATTGCAAAAAGCTTATCAATGCCTTATAATGATAGAAAAATATTATATGGACAAGGAGGAGCTTTTCGTGAAAAGAGATATGGATTTGATTAGAAATTTGCTAATTAAGGTTGAAGAAGTATATGAACCCGGTGCCGGCTCAATAAATTTCTCAAAAATTAGAATAGATGGTTATGATGATAAGGTTATAGCGGAACATTTATTATTAATGAAGGAGGCAGGGTTAATCCGAAATATTAATGCAAAACAATATGTTACTGGTTCGACCATGCTTAGTATTGGAAATTTGACAAACGAAGGATATGATACGCTTGAAAAATTTAGAAATGATACAGTTTGGAATAAAACGAAGGAAATTGCTCGCGATAAGGGGCTCCCTATGTTGATTGACATATTTAGTCAGGTGGCTAGCACTGTGATTGCGGGGATTACAGAAGGAACATTAAGGACACTATAATGGATGTGGAAGGAGAGTGAGTATAAAAATGAGCAGGGATATAAGTAAAGAAATTTGACATCTGTTAGAGATGTGGCCGGCAATGACATTGACAACTATTTCTAGGGAGGTGGGTATAACAGAAGCTACCTGTCGGATTTGTCTCGATGATTTAATCGATAAGAAAGTAGTATATTCGTTCAAGGCAAAAAATAGTGGGAAAACATATTATTCTATAGAGGAAGATACGACAAATGAAGATATAAAACATATGCATAAAATAGTAACTAAAGAAACTACAAACGCAAAAGATATATATGACGATTTAGAAGAAAAGTACGATGAAGTAAGTAAAAATGTTAATGGTTTGTATGCAAATATAATATCGATTATTGCTGTATTTGTTGCAATATTTGCTTTAATCACAGTTAATGCTAATATTACATTTGAACTTACAACAAAAAATATGTATGATGTGTTTTTGGGAATAGTGAAAATAAATGTATTTGTTGTAGTTTGTATAATAGCAATGTTGGGTGCAACGAGAATTTTTATTATAAATCCGTTGCTTGAAGAAAAGAAGAAAAAGAAAGACAAGAGAGGTTAACACCTCTCTTTTTCTATGCAAAGAGGTGAATACATGGAAATCAGAGCAAGACCGTAAGGTCTTATTTTTATACGCAAAATTAAGAAAGAGTGAGGTATATGAAGAAAATGGATAAAATTTTTAATTGGATCAGTGTAGTGTTCGGTCTGATCGGAGGCGTCCTGTCATACTGGCTTGGTGGATGGGACGTGCTTTTAAAGACAATCGTGTTCCTGGCAGTGGTGGATTACATAACAGGAGTGATCAAAGGTATTTATACGAAAAAGCTGTCATCGGAAACCGGATTCAAGGGACTGCTGAAAAAGATTGTAATGTTTATTGTAATTGCCGTGTCTTTTTCCATCCAAGAATTAATCGGGAATACAATCCCGTTAAGAGAAGTTGTAATCATGTTCTATATTTGCAATGAGGCATTGAGTTTATTGGAAAATGCAGCAGTATTCGTACCAATTCCGGACAAGCTGAAAGATGTATTAATACAGTTAAGAGATAAAGATACAGAAGAGGATACAGAGGGCGAATAATCGTCCTCTAACATATTATATAGTGTGTGCGACGTCGCACAGAAAGGAGCAATTATGGCACATTTATTTTTAATAGCCGGACACGGAGCCGGTGACAGTGGAGCTGTTGGATACGGTTACACCGAGGCAGAGAGAGTCCGTGCACTTGCAAGACGAATCGCAGCGTATGGAGGAAGTAATGTTACTCTTGGAGATACAAACCGGAACTGGTATGTTGATAAAGGTATCAGCTCACTCAAAATCTCAAAGGATTGGCAGATCCTGGAACTTCATATGGACAGCAATGTATCGACAGCCAAAGGTGGTCATGTAATTATTAAAGAAGGATATAATCCGGATCAGTATGACACGGCGCTTGCTAACTTCATTGTTTCCTTCTTCCCTGGAAGAGCAAATAAGATTGTAGGCAGAGCGCATCTTGCAAATGTCAATCTCGCAGCTGCAAAAGGTTACAGCTACCGGTTGCTGGAAAATGGATTCATTACAAACCAGGGGGATCTCAACAAGTTCAACAGCCAGATTGACGATCTCGCAAGAGGGATCCTCAAAGCATTCGGAATCTCGTCTGCAGCACCAGTAGCATCAGTTAAGAAGAAAGCAGAACCAATCGACGGAGAGATCAAGGCTGGTGGAGCATTCCAGAACAAGACCGATAAGTTCGGTACAATTTCATACCAGGCACACATGAGAAGTGCTGGCTGGGGAGCTTGGCAGTCTGACGGATTAATGGTCGGTTCAACAAACCAGAATCGCCGGATCGAAGCACTGCACATCCAGCCGGTCGGAAAAACAGATGTTGTTGTCCATATGAAAGGGATCGGAAACAAAGAATACAAGAACATCACCAAAGACACACTGATCGGAACCACCGGACAGAACAGAAGACTGGAAGCAATCCGGATCACCGGAAAGGAATCTTTCTACCTGTACAGAGTCCACCAGAAGAGTATTGGCTGGTCAGAA